GTCGCCTTAATCATAACTTATCCTTCTTATTGAAGCGCCGTCAAACACTTTGTTTTCAACTGAGCTCTATCTAACGCACCTTCGTATATTCTGTCGACGTACTCTACTACTGCGTCTTCTACTGTGCTCACTTTACGAATTGACTTAGAAGACTTATCCATGCTAGTCGATTGCTTTTTTACGCTAAATCCGTACTCTTTACGTAGATCTTTGAACGATTTGCTATCTACTGCAGCCGAAACCTCTGGTCCTGGACCTTCTATAACTAGATGATTCTTATTATCTTTGTTCATCTTCACAATCTCGTCAGCAAAGTTAGCTGGGGTCACTTTTGAAGTTACCCACTGAGGGAGGGGAGACGGATAGAAAGTTCTCTCTTTCGTATCAGAGTCATATAAATATATACCCTTAACCTCGTTATGGTCTGACGCTTCCTGAGCGAAAGGGGTACCTGGGTACCAAACGCAGCCTAGGTCTTGTCCCTTGTGAATATGGCCGGAGACGATCTGGCCTGTGTAGTCTGTAGGAACTTGAGCTCCCTCTTTGGTTGTAATAAAACCAAAGTTCGCTCCGCGGAACGTTTGATGGCAAAAGATTAAGGGCGCCGCTGCCATAGCCGCTTTAGAAATTTTATCAAACTCTTCCGGGCTGTCAATGTAGGGAATCATAGCGAAGTCTTTGCCGCTTATCGGGGCGTCAACGATGCGCACGTTACTGTACTTACCGACGTAAGGTAGCCAAGCGTGAATATCAGGAGTCTTATGGTGCGCCATGTCGTGGTTACCGACTAGGATGTAGTATTTAGGGCCTAACTGGCTAACAACCTTAAGATGATTGTTAACTAACGCCATAATTTCAGAGCGTATTACGTTATGAGTGTGGAACGTGTCGCCCAGATTTACGACCAAGTCTGGTTTAGTTTCTTCGATCAGTTCGTGCAGCCACAGTAGAAACCTTACAACGGCGGCGTGAGACGAAGTTTTCAGGTGCGGATCGCCTACGATAAGTACTTTCATATAACCCCCATTTGTATACAATAATGGGCACTATAGAGGTTATTGCCCTCAATAGTGCCCATTAAAGCAGCTAAATTAGTCTCCAGACAGTTGGAGCTCGCCTTCTTCGTCTTTCTCGAACTCAATTTCAACTTCTTCGCCGCCAACTTTAGCTTTCTTGCCCTTCTTATCAAGGCTTGCTACGCTCATACTGTCAGCTGTCACGTGTAGCAAGACCTCAGTAAGGGTCAACTCGCCTTGCTGGAGGTGGTTCTTGCTGGCCAGGATTTTGGTGATAATACCGCGCTCGTACTTCACTCCTTGACGAGTAGTAGGTGGCAGTTTACCTGCTTTCTTAAACGAGATAGAAAGAGCTTTCGCGTACTCAAGCCCCTTACCTCCCGCCATCGTCGGCTGACCGTGTGCCGCAGGGTTTGGGTTGCCGTACATCTGGTTAATGGCAACAAAGACGCACCCTACTTCCGCGCACAGAACAACTTGACGCTTGATCATACGCTTCAGCACTTTAGCTTGATCGGCCATTACCTGGGCGTCCAGGGTTGACTTTGCCATGTCGGATCTAGTCGAGCCTACGGAGACAGAGTCGTACACAACAAGTATTTTAGCGGCAGGGTACTCTTGGTGAATGTTTTTCTGTGTTATTTCTAGCACGTTAAAATTCTCTTCGATAGTCGGCTCGCGAATCACAAACGGGACGTCCTCACGCTTGCCACCCATGGCTACAAAGCGATCCCACGAAAACTTCCGCTCTACATCAACAAGTACACAGATATGGCCTTGCTTAGCGGCTTCGATCATAGCGATCATGCCGGCTGTGGTTTTGCCAGCGTTGGGCAACCCCACAAACTCGACAATATAGCCAAATGGAAGACCTGGAATAGTGGAAATCTGTTGAAACCATGGCGGCATCACAACGAAGCAGTTGGGATCTTTCATGTCGACGTGCACTACTTCGTTGCCAGCTTTCACAGCTTCTTTCTGAAGGCTGTCGTTGATCTGCTGGCGCACTAGAGATAGGTCAAACTTTGCCATTTTTTAGTGCCTTTTTCTTAGCGTTGCGAGCGTCTCGCTCGCTTGCTGTTTTCTTGTCGTGACACGTGTCACATATTCTTTGAAGATTCACTTTGTCACAGCATAAACGAGAGATATACATGTTCCAGTTGGGATTCTGTGGATCAAAGGAGCCGTCCAGTGGTACGACGGGTTCAACGTGATCAACGGAAGTTTTTACTGGGGCTTTTGTCCACTGTTTACATACTTCGCAGTGAGTTTCAACCCCGTCTTTCTTCGCTCTAGAACCATCCTTGTTGTACTTAGCGAAATAACGACGACCTGCTTTAATTACTTCCCAGACAACGGGAGACCGCGAAAACATTCTACGAAGAGCGCTACGAATTGCCGAGCTTTGGTTATACGCTGGCTTCTTCTTAGGTTTGCCTGTAGGAGTAGTTTTCGCGGTCTTCTTTTTCATCGCTTAGCCTTACCTGAGTAGTAATACTGAGCGCTTTCAAATAGTTTTAAAAGGCGCTTAAGGTACTCTACCGAGATCTTGCTTTGAGCGTGCTTTTCGAACGCTTCCCGTCTGCTTGGCCGTGTTGTTACCCAGGCGTTTCTTGTGTCAGCGTTTGTGTACTCCGACGGCACGGTAATCATAAGCTCAGCCTTAGCGATATCTTTCGAGTCGTCTAAGAGAAGCTCTTTATACTCTGCAGCTGCAATATCCTTGACCAACCACGCCTGGGCATGAAAACACTTTTCAGCGATTTTCTCTGCCTCAAGCGGGGAAGTGTCTCGGAAATCGAGCAGCTGCAAGTATTCGTCATACTTGCTAGCTACGCTCATTTTTTACTCAGCGTCAAGGATTGACATGATGTCGTCAACATCATCAGCTGGAGGAGGAGCAGCCGGGGCTGCCTTAGGAGCTGCAGCCTTTGGAGCTGCCGCTGGAGCTGTCACCTTAGGAGGAGCCGCTTTTACTGCCGCGTTAGTCGATGGTGCTGCTGGGGCGGCAGCAACAACTTCAACTGGAGCACCTTGCTGCTTCTTCTGATACACAATAACTTCATCGATCGGCACGCCGTTCAGGATTTTGCGAAGGTCAGAAGAAGCGACCGGCGCGTACATCTTATGAATGTCGTAGGCAAGCTTATCAAAGTTCTCGACGATATTAGGTGACAGAACGCTGTTGTCGAGCTTTTCAACTTGATCGCCGTCGTCCAGGGTTAGGATTGTTTTATTAAACTCGACTGTGTATTTCGTGTTGAAACCTTTTCCAGAACGGTTAAAGACGAACCAGACGCCTGTAGCGAGGCTCACTGGGTTCTTGCCGTACTTGTTCTGGTACTGCTTAAACAGGTCAACAAGTTGATCTATCGACGTCTTGGTCAGCTCAAGAATACCCACTTCGCCAGCTTTATTGGTCGCGTTAAGCAAGTACGAGCGACGAACCTTGATCTCACCAGAGTCTTTGAGGATCTCGTTCGCTTCGTCTACGTTTCCTTGGGACTTGGCACGCTCAGCGGCCGCTTCGCGCTCTTTCACTTTCTCGCAGATCGGGCAGAAGCCTTCCGATGGGTACGAGCAAGGAATAGGCGAAGTCTTGCCGTCCTTCTTTTTGAAGCCCCAGTGGAGCTGCACTTGCCGCGAGGGAACGTTGTTGTGGTTGGTGCCGAAGGGCGGAAGGATGCGGAAGATGTGAGAGCCTTCCGTCACCTTAAAGCGGTTGATTTCACGGCGGGAACCGGATGAGCTCATTCCATCTAGATTTAGTTCTTCGGACATTACAAATCTCCATGTGAGTGCCGGGTGTGGCGTTAGGTTACAGAAACATCAGTCGAAGCGGTTTGTGCCTCATTGCCCTTTTTACCACCTTTATTGGCAGCCTTCAAGGCATCTTTTGCAGCTTGGCGACTCGCGATCTCGGCTCGCTTAGCTTTAACGTCCTCCATAGACAGCTGCGGAACAGAAGGTGCGGAGGGTGCGTTCGCTTTAACAAGCTCATCGGTGGAAGGAGCTGTAGCGACAGCTTGAACGAAGGTTAGGTACTTATCTCCGCCGATCCAAACTATCTCGGTTTTATCAAGCGGAATAGTAAGAAGCTGACGCTTAAGTAGCCGCTCTTCAGTTGTAGGAAAGAAACGCTGAACAAATCGACGCGCCCAGCTAACAGCGTCAAGCGTGGTCAGAAACTGCAGGCCAACGTAGTTGGTGTACGGGATAGCGGTTTGGCTATCCATGTCCTTATCGAGGAGGCTCAGGGCGTCGACGAACATTTTAATCTGGTTAATAGTAGTAACAATCTGTAGCGGCTCAGCGTCTGACAAAAACTTATCTGAGTTATTTAGGTCTCGACGAAGCAGCGCTTTCGCAAGCGCGTGCTCGTACCGCGGAAGGTCGACTACAACCTGGTTAGAGTTAAGTTCTTCTGGCATCTCTGTGATAAATGAGCGTTGCATTGAATCTCCTTAAAGTGGCTCGATAGTGCCCATGCTAATACTTACTGGTACCTTGTAACCTTTCTTAAGCTTGCCTCCGATTATAACGAGCGTATTTTTTGGCAACTTGAGCGGGGTAAGCCTGTTCCAATCGACAGCCTCGTACTCTACAGATCCATCTGATAATTTTACCTTAAGCAGTTTCTTACCGTTCTTAGTCGTCTCGACGCTTGAGCTGAGAAACAAACCTACCATCCAGACGTCTTTCTTCATTTGAGTAACGTACGGGTTGTCTAAGTACTTCACGGCGACAGAAGTGTCGCCCATCATAACCACTCCAGGGCCTTTCAGGAGGTACGGAACGTCCTTACGACCTGTAGAGATCCAGCCTTTCGCTAACAGCTTAGGGCCTACAATCTCGCACAGCTTACCTTGAGAAAGCATATTTAGCTGGCTTCGATGAATAAACTTACCTACATCATCCAGGCCTAGATAATCTGCCGGAAGCGGATCTTTAATCTTCTTAGCCTTCCAGTACTTCGCTAGCATGTCGTCGATAGTGAACCCATACTCATCGAATAGCCCTGCTACAACAAGCTTAGCAAACACTCCGCGATTAACTGCTCGTCCGCTGCACCGGGTTGCAAAGTCTTCGATCGACGTGTAAGGAGCCATAGCGACGATCGCTTCTGTAGCGGAAGGGCCTAGGCCCTTTATGACAGATAGCGGAGCTCTAATCTTGTCTCCCTCTATTTTCCATGACGTCGCGTTAGACTTAGAGATTGAGGGCTGAAGTACTAAGTCGCCTAGAATGGAAAGATACAGCTTAAGCTTATCTTCTACTCCGCCAAAAACAGTTAGCTCTGCAGTCCAGAACTCGAGCGGGTAGAGATGTTTGAGGTAAGCGGTGTTATAACCCACGATCCCGTAGGACATAGAGTGCGACTTGTTGAAAGAGTACCGGTTAGAAGCAACCAGCTGTTCGCAAAGCAAGTCAGACTGCGCCTTGTTCCATCCGCGGGATAAGAGTTTACTCTTAAGAACGGCTAAGTGTTTGTTAAGCTCTGTCTTGTCTTTCTTAGAAACCGATCTGCGGACAGCTTCTGCTGCCTCGAGCGTGTACTCACCAAGGTGGGTAAACGTGTACAAGAGCTGCTCTTGATACAGAATAACTCCGTTTGTTTCCTTAAGGATAGGCTCCATATCTGCGTGAATGTAGTAAGGGGCCTCACCTTGAGCGATCGCTATATAGTACTCCGCGCAAGTTCTATCTGAACCGTCTGGCGCAGGAGCTTGAAGCGTACCAGGGCGACCAAGAGCTGTAATCGCTGATAAATCCCTAGTAGTTTTAGGTTTAATCTTCTTAAGCAAAGGCCTCACGACGTGAGTAGAAAACTGGAACACGCCGGCGGTGTCTCCGGTGTGAAACACCTTCTCAAACACTGCGTCAACGTGATCGTACTCGCGCCACTCTAGCTTAACGCTGTGTCTCTGGTGTATGAGATCCGTCGCGACTCTGATAACCTCAAGTGTTTGGACTCCTAGAAAGTCGTACTTAATCCCTCCTGAGTACTCCAGGCCCTTGGGCTCAAAGCCTGTACATAGCTGCCCGTCTGCTTTTGTGCCAACCCAGGTGAGGGGAAAGTAGTTTTGAGCAGGTTCGGGGGTGATTAGAAAGCCGCACGCGTGCGAGCCTTTGTTTCTCATAACCCCAAGACACTCTACTACCATCAACCAGATCTCTTTATTCTGGCCTGCGTAAGCCTTTATCTCCTCGCTAGTGTCCCAGAAACCCTCTACGTGCTCTCCTGTGTCTTTGTCTTCGTAACCGAACAGCCATTCCACCTCAGTCGGTCCCTGAGGGATTCCTGGAAACTTAGCGCACATCGCTTCTGTCTCAGGTCTTACACGACCCAGCGTAGTCCTTTCCGCGTCACGAATCGAGTTTTTGAGCTTGAGGTTGATATTGGTCGAAAGAGAAACGATGCGAGCGCCATACTTGAGCTTCCGGTTTTGCACGACCGTAGTTTTATTTGAGAAATCGGCGTCCATATCAGGGATCGCTCCGGAATTGATACGACCGTCTGTGATGAAGCGCTCGAAAGGGAGATCATATTTAATAGGGTCGGTAATCGAAGCCCCGATAAGGTATGCAAGTAGAGATCCTCCAGCTGAACCTCTAAGGTTCATTAATACGTTGTTATCTTTACACCAAGAGGACACGTCCTCCATCTCAAAAAGGTACGGAAGGAAGTCAATACCCTTGGTATTTCGTGAAAGTACTTGAACTTCTTTCTTAAGACGCTCTACGTAGCGTGGGTCGTTTTTCGGCATCCGGCCGTGCTTCTTAATAAGACTGGCCAGGTGATGAACTGTGTTACCTTCGTAGGTCGGCAGAATCCAGCGATCTTTAGCGGTAGCGAACTTGTAGCCAGAAAGAGCGTCTTTGAGAGCGTAAGAGTTATCAACAAACTCTTCCATCTGCATAGACGTAATTCCGAACTTCTGCAGCTCCTCAAAACATTCCGCTGGAGTCCTCATGTGGTAACTCGTGAAGAATCTCCAGTTTTCCTGGCCGTTCCCCAAGCGAGCGTCCTGAACTGCTTTCTGCGAAGGGTAGGCGAAGTGTGAATCCTCCGATACTACGACTCGCTCTTTGTACTTGGACGCCAAGTGCAAGATAAACTCGTTTGGCTTGCGTTGAATGTCGCCATGCGTTTCGCCGGGCAAACACTCGTTCGGAACGAACTTTCCACTTTCTGTAATGCGTCCAGCGTCGTCTCTTTTTGGTTTTTGCCATTCGTGACTCACGCAGTGTGGAAATAGTTCAAGAAAGAGACAACCTGGTTTAACAATGCTGCGAAGCATCTGAAACGCGCGCTCAGCCATATCAGGCTTACCTTGCATCACCCACTTCTGGACAAAGCCAACTAGGCAGCCGGTGCCGACGACAAGGTCAGCCCCGATCTCTTCTAGCTCATCCCAGGTGATGATCGGCTTACGCTCACCGAAGCGAGTCACTGCTCTCGCTTCCATAATAGGAGTAAGGCGGCAGAAATACTCGTAAGCCTTCTGAGTCTTAAATAAGACTGTGAGGTGCATGTAAGACCGCTTGTCAGCCTTAACCTCAGTCTCACCAACGATAATCTCGTCGGAGACCCTTGGTGGGTCTAGGTACACCTCGACACCGTGAGAAAATGAAAGCCCCGCTTCAGTAGCGTGCATGGCAAGCTGAGCTGCAGAGTTAAAGTTACCGTGCTCAGTAAGAACGATGTGGCCTAGATTGAGTTCTTTCGCTCTTTTGACAATCTTCTTTACAGAAGAACCCCCATCTAAACTATAGTCGCTATGTGCGTGAATGTTACTTCCAAAAGGCTTAAACTTCATAAAACAGTCAATCTTTCTAAGTATTTAGAAGTAATCTTCTTGCCCTTCAATATACCTATATCATTAAGCTCTGGCATACTAACCACTCGAGTGTTAACTAACGGATAAAGTTGAAGAAACTCTTCCCATTTTTGCTTAGAATCGTCTCTCCAGAAGCCTTTTACTTCGACTATTGTTTTATCTTCTAGCTCAAAGTCGGGGATATAACTCTTACCATTGGATAGCGGAAAAGCTATAGGCTCATACGTGAACTTAATTTCGTTATCATAAAGATAGAGCGCGTAAGCAGCCTCCCAGCGTGAGCGAAACTTAATACCTAAAGCTAAAGTATAGCGACCATGAAGTGGTGGCTTACCGTAGCGAGGATTGTTAGCTCCAGTCCAGGCAATTCTAGCTCGTGCTCTATTTGCTTCGCTTTTCCCAGTTAAGCCTTTTAAGTAGGAAATACACTCTGGTTTTCTGCAAGTTCTATGAACTTGAAATACTGTAGTTGAATTAGAGGGAAATTTAATAGCAATTGCTTTAACTTCTTTTCCGCAGCAATGACATATTCCAACATCAGTTTCGCGACGACGTTTTTTATTAACGTGAACTTTATCTGCTATAGCTTTTTTCTCGCTTAACGTTCTACTAGCATGAATAGCTTTAACTTGACAAGAAGGACAAAGGTCTATTAAACCTTGACCACGTCTAG